TGTATTCTGCAATAAGGTCTTCTATCTTCTCCATATGCATGTAGAAGTTCTTTGTCGTTTTCCTACCTGTCCCTCTTTCAACAGTGACTTGGGTTTTTGCATATTTAATCGGCATTATACAAACACCTGCACTAGTTCTAAAAACAGAATGCCTGCAGTTAGTGATGTTAATATTTTAAGTATTGTTATTTGTTTTCTCATTTCTTTTTTCCATATAATGTTTATGACTGCATTCTACACCACAGAAAATGTATTGTTTGTCAGCAGAATGGTATTTGACCTCTTGGATAATCACCTTCTCATTACAAACAGAACACCTTAGTGTAAAGAGTTCCATAAACTAACTTTTAATTTGAACCTTTTGGTATACTTTACCACTAGATTCCTGTATTTCTTCTTCCTTGGGGTCATCATCAAATGGACTATACCATAACTCTAAGACTACCCTTTCACCATCCATTACTGGTGGCATTCCGTAATGTCTTTGAGAGGGGTTATTGAATTGAATAACATCTCCCTCTTCCATTACAATTGTGTTATTGTCAATGATTAGGTTTCCACCCTTGTAATCATTGCATAACTCGATGATTGCTATTCCTGTGAATATAGAATCATCATCTTCTTTTGACCAGTTTTGTGTTGACCCTTGTGGATATGATATTATTCTCCACTCATCAACCTTGTCAAAGTCTTCAGTCTGATGGATAAATTCTTTGACCCAATCAACGACCTTTAGGAATACACCCGAAGTATCAGTTGATTGACAAAGGAAAATTTCTCTATCTCCATCATCGTATTTTAAAATTGAATTAGATTTGCCTATTACTACTGGGAATACTCCCTTATCAGTATGTGTGACCTCTTGAGTTTCTTCTTTATCAAAGATACTAATGATACCCTCAATTATTGTTTGGTCTATTAGGTCTCTTGTTATGTGTATTTCAAATGGATTCATATTTTTCCTATACTGGTCTTAAAAACTGGACTTGTGATATTCTCCAGTTTTCTCCCGAATATTTAGTGTAGTCGTCAATCCATGCACCATGCAATCTATTGCCTGGAAATATAACACAAGTGTTAAACTCTGCAGGGATGATTCTTTCTACCTCAAAGGTTTCTTCTACTGGATACAGAACACCTAAGTGTTCTTTATTGGTTATCCACTCACCTTTGTAAACTGCAGTTCCACCACTCTGATGTTTATCCAAATATACAAGCATATTAAGTGTTGATAAGTGGTCGGGAGTATCAAAGGTCGAATCTATATGTGGGTAGTGTTGCATCTTAGTGTCAAACTCTGTTATGGTTTGGAAGACATTGAACTCATGCAACTTTGTCCAGTCATATTCTCCTTTCCAATAGTATTGCCGACATATATTTTGTATTCTATCGAAGTCTGCAAAATACTTTCTTGTAGGATGTCCTATCTTATCTACAATTCTACAGTCATTGTATTCAATACCATTCTTTGATTGTCTTTCAGTATTGTATTTCCACATAGGAAACTGACGATTCATTATGAAGTCATGTATATCTTGTGGATTCTCATAGAAATTACGAATGGTAATTGTTAGTCCATCAAACTCATGTTCTAGTTTTGGGTTGACTGCAAATAACTCATCGTATATAAATGTCTTACTCACCTGTTAGCACCTCTCCGTAATGTAAGTTTGTTCCAGTCATGTTATCTGTAATGGGTTCATTATGTTTAAAATTAAATGATATTGCAATTCTCTCATAGTTATCAACATCCCCATTAGTATGTGCTGGAACTTCATGTTGTAGATAAGATGGCCATAGTAAAAATTCACCTGTCTGATTATGAAAGTGTACTTCTTGTTGATGTCCATCTGACCCAATGACTGTCATGTCTGGCCTCACTTGTTCTTGAGGAGTTGATACTGCTCGTAAGTTTGCAGTTGTAAGTAGACATGGGTTTAGAAACTTAATTGGTTGTTGGTCTCTTTCACATTGAACATAGTAAGTTCCACTAACATGACAATGTTCATGATTATGTGTTGGATGATGATGTGGTGAATTATAAACACTTATCCATGCAAAGAAGTGTATATCATTTCTACATAGGTCTCTGACTTCTATGTTGTATTGTGATTCTATGTATGCAATGTAAGTATCTTTTGCAGTATTACTAAAATCAGTAAACCATGGCAATTGATGTGTCTCTTCTCTTAGGTCTCCATCAAAATAAGTGGTATAGTTTCTTGCAGTGTCATTAGGATATCTTCTCTTAACCTCTGCAACTAATCTACGACAGTCCTCTGCAATAACATCATGGGGCAAATCAAACACTCCCTTTAACATCGAAGTTGGGAATAGTTCCAACAACTCTGCTGTGGGTGCAGGAGACCATCTTGCTCTACTGATATTAGTTATTGGTTTCACTTCTTTTTGACTTTAACACCGACTGCATCTTCGTCATTGATGGTCACATTACGATAATATATTACAACCTCACCAATTTGTTTGATGTATCTTTTTAACTCTTGCATGTCTTCTGCCATAACCTTATAGTCACCAACAGTCGTTGCAACGAATAACACATCACCATTGTTTTGTGTTTTCATTTCATCCAAGAATCTATCAAGATATGTATAACCTTCTGGCCACTCGGGATTCTCTCTTTCTGATAACTCACATGTCTTAGGTCTTTTGAGTTGTTCCACACCTTCGTCATTGAACTTCTTAGGTTCGAATGATAAAGACTTAACACATGGATTGACAATCTTTGCTTCTGATACTACAAACCATTTAGGTGCAGTCAATTCTACTGGTCGAGGTAAGTCGGGTTGTAGGATGTCTATCTTAACTGGTGTGCTGTTAATCTCAATACCTCTTGTAGGTATAAGTGAACAACTACTAATCAGTAGTGTCAGGCACAGTAAGCTTATAAAGTTCTTCTGTATCATTTTCCAATCCCTCCATTACTAATTCACTTGCATTGTTGAACCTCAATTCAATCATGCCTGGCTTCTTCAGTGCAAGTAAGTCTAAATTATGTCTAGAGAAAATTGCAAGATATTCTGCTTTCTCCGTTTCTGCTTGTGCTGCTGCACGAGTCATTTGCAACAGAGACTGACCCTGTTTCTCAAAAGATTCCTTCAATGCAGCCATCGTTCTTTTTTGTTCCTCTACTGCACCTTCAAGTTTCATATTGTTTGCAGTGAGTGTTTGATTTTCATTAAACAGATACCAAGAACTTAATCCAAGTACCAGTATAATTGCTATGAAAAATTGATTCATTATTTCTCCTCAATCTTGTAGTCCAATCCACTGGACGAGCGAATCTCTACCATTTTTTTGGTATCCCAATCTCTGAACTTTAAGTGTTTTTCCTTCTGAATTAGAAGTTTCTTTGCTGTGTAAACTGACTTATACATGTTTCCCTGCAACCCCTGTTGACGGTAAACAGTTATTTCATACTCTTCTGAAAATATCCACCTCCAAAAGTTTATTAGTTTTTCTTTCAATTTACTCATTATAATATTCTCCCCATCCTGTACATATGTATTTAGTCTCATTCAAAGGTGGGTTTCCACGATGCATATGTGTGAATTGCCCTGGCCATATTAAAACAGTTCCTTTCTTTGGTTTGAATCTGCAACTCTGATATAGAAATTCCGTCTCTCCACCTTCTTCAATGTCATTTAGATATAACATCCATGCAAGAACTCTATGTCTTGACCGAGGGCCATCTGCCTCATAATGCCATTGATGATATCCCTCTGTCTTTTCAGTCTTCTGTATCTTTCCATCATAACTGAAGATACCAATATCATCTCTTAAGGAATATGCTTGTTTATATGCAGGGAAACACTCATAGTTAAGAATGTCAAAGAAGAACCCTTCTCTCTCTGCTCTTAATCTATTGTATTGTGGTGATGTTATACGTTCACCAAGTGGGGCTGATGAATCAGACTTATCTAATTCTGAACCACCATCATATTCTCTTCTATGACTTGCCCAACCACCCTCTTCATAATATCTATAGTTATCAATGAGGTAATCGCAAATATCATCAGATACAGCATCATGGAAGACACCGATATGGTCTCCCCTTTTCTCAAATTCCATTTAGTTTACTTTCTTAACTCCTTTAGTTGGTTAATGGTGTCTTCTGCACTAGTGTGTAAGATACCAATTCCACCGTGTTCTTCCCAAGCATCAAGGTTCTTTTGTCTGTCATCAATAAGGACACTCCCCTTGATTGCAAACATACCTTTTTGACTACCAGTCATAGTACAAGTGACTACCACTGAAGGACTGACATGTTCTCTTATCCATTCGTTCTTGTCGAACACTACCAACTCTCTGTTGATAACACCTGCAGCAGTCAAGATTTCCCAAGGAAGTCCTGTATGTCTTATGTATGCAACTAAATCATACATATCTGGCATAGGTGGTAAGTTTCTGAACAATCTCTTGTTAGTTAGTTCTTCCTTCCTTTCGTCATAGTCGTTATGACCTTGGTCGGTATTAGGGAACTCTCTCCCTGTTAAAGTTTCAACACCAGTGTTGAAATCTGCCAATACTCCGTCCATATCAACGAAGATTCTTTTTATTTCTTTATTTTCCATACTGTTAGTATACTCTTTTTTGCATGGCATTGTCAAGTGTTTTTCATAGAAGTTTAATGAGTTGTTGTTCCATTTCACATCTTAAATTCTTCATATAAGTCATATAATCAGAATATGGGTCACTCCATAAAGACTTTCTCAATTCACTGTATTCGGGATAAGATGAATAGGGATAGATTGCAAAGGTATCTGCACCTTCTTTATGACAATGTTCTTGTGGTCTAACATAACCTACTTTAGATTTGCCTCTGTATTTTACAGAAAATAACCTTGATTTCATTATCTTCCTTATCTTAGGATGATATCTATAGATAATAGGTATTCCTTTAAAACAAGATGATTCATAGGTTGGGGATTGGTAGTCACATAAATTCATAATTTTCCTTTTCAATTTTTTATACTGTTAGTATACTCTTTTTGTGGTAGCATTGTCAAGTATCTCTTTAAGTTTATTACCTGCAAATTCAACATAACTAGAGTCTATATCAATACCAATTGATTCGAATCCCAGTTCTTCTGCAACAATACAAGTTGTTCCAGTTCCTAAGTATGGTTCTAACATTACACCACTTTTTAATCCACTCACTTTAATGCATTTTTCAACTAGTTTTTTGGGAAATATCGCAGGGTGTTTACCTTTCATTGAGTCTTTACTGATTGACCCATGACCAACTGTTTCATAAGGTATGTGCCAAGAGTTTACAGTGGGTCTCCATGTTTTACCAAATCTTTTGGCATTTTCTTCTGCCCATTGTGGATGATAACCAACACCACTGTCTTTTTGTGATATTTCAGTCTCACCTTTCTTTGTTAGATGAAACACATACTCCCATCCATTACATACATATTTTTTACTTTGTGATGTGGTTCCCTGTCCTCTGACATACCCATCTATTTCTATTCTTTTATTCCAAATAATAGTGTTCTGAATCTTCCAATCTAATTGTGATATAAGTTGATAACACCAAAGAGGATTCTTTCTTGAAGGTTGTATGTTTAAGAACACATGACCATCATCTTTCATCTTAGTGAATACCATATTCCAAAAAGATGTTTGCCAGTCAAGGTAATCTATTTTTTTATCTTGATATAACCCATAATTCCTACCTATATTATAAGGTGGACTACTAACAACAATGTCAATAGATTGGTCTTTTAGTTCATCAATTATTGTAGTGGAATCACCACAATGTAAAGTTGCATTTCCTATAGTTTCTGTTTTAGTCATTATTCATTCTATATGCAAGTGTTTCTGCTTCAATCTCATCGATAGATTCATTGTTTATGACTTGTCTTACATGCACCATTTCATGTGCAAGTGTAATATACCTCTCCTCATCATATTTGATGAACATCTCCATGTACATATTGACCCTTGCATTATGTGGGTAATCTATGAATCCTTGTCGTTTATCGGGATGTGGTAGTCTGAATATATTCAGTGTGACTTTAGAATTTGTTATTCCTAGTTGATTTGCAAAGTCTATTGCTTTGTCTCTCAATTTCACATTGTTGCATAATATATTCATAGTCTATCTAATCATCAAAGTCCTCTAGTTCTTCAATGTTATCCTCATCTACTTTAGTACCACATAATGGACAATACTCTACATTATACTGATATGAATCCATCTCATGTTCTACATCAGATTGGCTCTTACATGCATCACAATATATTTTAACTCTCATCTAGTTTTTTCTCCCCGACAACTTCTTTCCAAAGATTGTCAAATGATTTTGCCTTTCCATTCAGTTCAACAAACGGGACTTTACGGTCAATATCTGCCTTTGCAAAGTCCACCCCTTGTATTTTATATCTAACACTATTTTCCATTATGTCCAGTGTTTCTAACATGGATATAATTCTCCAGTCTTGAGCACCTTGTTGGTCTTCGGGTAATAGATATGCAACAAACTCTCTCATTAGTCTTCCCAAACATCTCCATGTTTTACATATTCTGCAAGTTGGTCATAACCACCAATTGATTTTCCATCAACTCTGATTTGTGGGAATGTTCGTGCAGTTGGAAACTCTTCAAAGAGTTGTTCTCTTGTAAAGTCTTCATCTAACATTTTGTATGTGTATTCTAGTCCTTTCTGTTCACATAAGTTCTTTGCTTTTACACAATAAGGACATGCTGGTTTGCTATATATTTCAATCATAATATGTGTTCACTCCTTTCTTTCTTTGCAGTATATATTGTTCCTGTTTTACGACCATAATAGGGGTCTCTTTCTACACCTTTGGTTCCTTCGTCAAAGAAAAAGAATGACACTAGTGAAACTAGTGCAAACCAAAGAATTGCTATTAATACTACTCCGTCCATTATAGTCCCTCTGCGTATATGTATCTATTAGACATGGATTGGTATTCTTTGCACTTATAACACTTATTGCATGGTTGTAAATCATCTGTTGGATAACTGCAACTTACCACAAGTGGCTTAATATTGTCGGGAATACTTTCCCACATCTTTTTCTTAGTCCATCCACACAATGGTGGATACATTTTTTGGTCATGGTCAAGTCCATTCATTATTCTTCCAAAGAACTCAAATGCAATTTGAAATTCCCATGCTCTTGGTAAGAAGTGGTAATCACCTCCATCACCATATTCTAGTATTCCACTGTTAACTCCCCAGTAGAATTTCTTAACTTGTGGATACTTAAGTGCAGCAGTGCAACATGCAAGTATCCAGTGTTTAGATGAATGAAACCCCTCCTCTGATTCACCAAAATATGGATTAGGTGAATAGGTTGGATGTTCGTGTATGATAAGGGGTGTCTTTAACATATCACATATCTCTATTATATTATGTCTTAACTTGTTTGCTTGTGATTTGGGATTAGGAAAAATACTATGCAATGCAACCACATTCTCGTTTCTTTCCTTTAACCAATTCAACAATGCGACAGATTCTACTCCACCACTAAACATAACAATACCTTCCATCTATAATTTAAAGTCCTCAAATGTAGAGTCATCAACATCTTGTTTTATGCCACCAATGACATATGACTCGATTTCTGTTTCTTGTGGTGCGTTCTGTAGTCCTCTACTGTTAAACCAATGTTGTGTCCAAGGTAAAGGGTTGTTTGTTGAAGAGATGTCATAGATAGGATTTAGTCCTATTGCACGAAGTCTTTTGTTTGCAATATACTCAACATAGTTTCCTAATAACGGTGTTGATAATCCAATCATTGACCCGTGTTGGAATAGGAAGTCTGCCCAATCTTTCTCTTGTTTGACTGCATCTTCGTATAACTCATACACTTCCTTTTCACAATCTTTCATTACTTTATTCATTAACTTATCGTTCTCTTGATTCTTATAAGCTTTGAGTATGTGTTGTGATATTGCAAGGTGTTGTGATTCGTCTCTTGCAATCAGAGATATGATTTTTGCACTTCCTTCCATCATCTTAAGTTCTCCGAATCCGAATGAACAAGCAAAGGATACAAAGAATCGTATCCCTTCTAAGATGTTAACTGATATCAATGCAAGATATAATGCTTTATATAAATCGTAATCATCTACTTTAAGACCAAGTAATCTTCTACGACCTAGTTCAATAAACTCATCATATTTTTTAGTGACCATCTCTGCACGTTTTACAATTGCTTCTTCGTCAAGTATAGTGTCAAAGATATCACTAGGGTCTGCATAGATATTCTTAATGATATGTGTATAACTTCTACTATGGATTGTCTCCATAAAGTCCCAAGTGATAATACAAGACTCGAGTTCGGGAAGTGTCACAAACGGTAAAAATGCTATGGATGGAGCACGACCTTGAACCGAGTCTAGTAAAGTTTGATACCTCAAGTTAGAGGTAAATATGTGTTTTTGTGCATCATTAAGATTCTGATAATCTGCTCTATCTTTCTGTAGAGATACCTCTTCGGGTCTCCAAAAGAATCCCAATTGTGTTTGGGTAAGTTTATCAAATATAGGATACTTGAACTCATCAAATCTTTGTGTGTTTAACTCCTCTCCAAAGAATATCTTATTCTTTGTGAAGTCAACTTTGTTCTTATTAAATACTGTCATTTCTTTTTCTTAATTTTTTTCTTTGTAAGATGGGAATAGTTATTTATATAATCTGATTTATTTCCATACTTCCCATTTAAATCTCCCCAACCATCCCAATGATTCATTGCAATATCAAACTGCTCAGATTTTTCTGACTCTGGCGCATATCTATTTGGTCTTCCATCATATGCAAATACAGTTGCATTTCTTCCGTCTACACCTCTTCTTATGTACTTTGCTTCAGCATCGGGAAATCCAATAAGTTCTCCAAGAGGATTTATAAAATGTAAAAACATATGATAACTATATTCACCTAAAAATTTGTCTCTCCAGTGAATTGCATTTGGCCCTTGATAAAGTAAAACATCTCCCACCTCTAATGATATTGCAGTACCTATTCTTTCTCTATGTGGTAAGTCTTGTGAAACGCTTCCTAGGAAATCTATATCGTCACCTTGGTCAACATAGTTTCTATCCTTCTGCACCCATATTTTCCATGGAGTACCATCATCCGATGCATAGTCTAAACATATTGTTGCACTTATTTCACATGATGGTCTATCAGTATGAGCTCTAAGGAATGCACCTCTGTCATACTTTCTAGTGTATGAATAAGTATCGACTAATTTGATATCAAATACGTTATCTAAATTGTCTCTCAACCACCTATGCATACCAACTGCAGGTGGAAAGTTATATGCACCAACAGACTTATTTAAAGTCTCTTTAGGTGAATCGTAAGTGGTTTCTTCTTCTCTATGAAAAAAATGTTCATTGTGTTTTGGTTCTCTTTCTGTCACTTTCCATGCATCCAATGACATGTTAATAATTTCTTTAGGGATAAAGTTTTTTAATACCACATACCCATCTTCTATAAACTTAATTGTAATAGGTGATAACTTGCCTGTTATAGTTTCCATTTCGTCTGTATACTGAACTAATTCAGTTCTATCTTTAAATGGCACAGGCATCACAGTCCTCCTCATCATTTGGTGAATCCATCATAGGTGGAACATAATCATTCATTGCAGAATTCTCGTCCTTAACAACATCTTCTGTTTTACCATCCATAGTGTTTTGGTAATAAGATGTCTTCCAACCATATTTGTAAGTGTTCAATAAGTCTTTTGCCATTATTGATACTGGAACTTCTCCGTTATCATAGTTCTCGGGGTTATAAGACCAATTACCACTAATTGCTTGGTCAAAGAACTTCTGCATCACTGCAACAATTTTGATGTATCCATCATTGTCTTCCATGTCCCATAGTAATGTATAAGAGTTCTTTAACATAGAATATTGTGGAACTACCTGTTTAAGTGTTCCTTTTTTACTCTTCTTAACACTAAGGTAGTCTCTTGGTGGTTCTATTCCATTCGTTGCATTAGAGACGACTGAGGAGCTCTCTGACGGCATTTGTGCAGTCAATGTAGAGTGTCTTAGACCATATACTTTGATACATGTTCTTAGTTTATCCCAGTCACATTTTAATTCATTTGGAACAATTGTATCAACATCCTTCTTATAAGTATCAATGGGTAAGATGCCTTTTGAGTACTTAGTTCTATTAAAGTATTCACACGCACCTTTTTCTGATGCAATTTGATTAGATGATTTTAATAACTCATACTGGAACTTTTCTGTTAGGTCATGTACCAGTTTATGTGCTTCGGGGTCATTATACTTAACCTTGTTCTTTGCAAGGAAATGTGCAAGACCAATGTACCCTATTCCTAATGACCTACGTGCAAGTGTTGACCTCTTTGCTGCTTCTACTGGATACTCTTGGAAATCAATTAGTTCCTCTAATCCTCTGACTGCAAGGTCACATAGATTACCTAACTCTTCCATCTTAATAATACCCACATTGATTGCAGATAGAATACATAATGCAATCTCTCCCTCTCCGTCAATATGGTCGATAGGGTCTGTTGGTAATGTAATCTCTTGACATAGATTACTCATGTTGACCTTATCTAAGAATGAACTATGTGTATTTGAATGGTCTATATTCATAATATAGATTCTTCCTGTCTCTGCTCTTTCCTTTAGGATATCAGTAAACAGTTCTCTTGCACTTACTTTAGTCTTAGGTATGGAAGTTGCACGTTCATATTTCTCATAGAGTTCATCAAACTCGGGTGTTCCAAATGCTTCATACAATCCTTTAACATCATGTGGACTGAACAATGTAATCTCTTCGTTTGCAATAAACCTTTTATAGAATAGTTCAGATAACTGAATAGAATAATCCAACTTTCTGACTCTATTATCTTCTGTTCCTTTGTTGTTCTTCAGAACTATGATGTCTTCTATCTCTTGATGCCAGATAGGAAAATGAACAGTTGCACTTCCTCCCCTTACTCCGTTTTGAGTACAACATCTAACAGTGGTCTCAAACTTTTTAAGGAATGGAATGACACCAGTGTGTTGTACTTCTCCTCCTCTAATCTTAGAACCTAGTCCTCTGATTCTTCCTGCATTGATTCCAATACCTGCTCTTTGAGCAACATATCTTCCGATTGCCATATCGGAACTAAAGATAGAATCTAAGGAATCATTTGAATCGACAAGAACACATGATGCAAATTGTCTTAATGGTGTTCTGACTCCTGCCATGATTGGTGTTGGGATATTGATTTTGAATGTAGAGATAGCATCATAATATCTTTTAACATAGTCTAATCGAATCTCTTTATCATAGTTTCTGAATAGAGTCATTGCAATTAACATATACATGAATTGTGGTGTCTCAAATACTTCTCCATTACTTCTGTCTTGTACTAGGTATTTGTCTACTATTTGTTGTAGGCCTGCATATGTAAAGTCTAAGTCTCTGTTGTGTCTAATATATCTGTTGCACTGCTCTATCTCATCTTTACTGTAGATGGTTAGAATACTAGAGTCATAAACATTTCTATCAATATTTTTTTCTATGATATCATAAAGTGGTGGATAGATAGTTGAGTCTTTCCATTTGGTGTTGAATACTTGTTTCTGTATTCCAAACAATAATAGTCTTGCTGCAACGAATTGGTAATTAGGATTCTCTAATGATATCAAATCACTTGCAGATTTGACTAGAATCTTTTGAATATCTATTGTAGTAATTCCATCATAGAATTGTAAACCACTATTCATTTCAACTAATGATTCTGATACACCTGTAATTCCTTTACATGCTTTCTCTACCATTCTATGAATCTTATCTAAGTTTATCTCTACTTTAGAACCGTCTGATTTAATTACTTGTATTGTTGTCTGACTCATATCTTTTTATATTCCTGTAGTTTTAATTTTGCACTTAGACCAGTGACGGTGCATTCATCTATTATACTCTTTACTTCCTCTTCTGTCAATCCATTAAGAATCATTTCATTGATATCTTTGTAAGCATCAACTCTTCTATCGTTCCATACACATACCGAATACCCAAGGTCAATTACCTCGTCTATCTTTTTTAGTATTTCTTTGTTTCTTGGTTCATTATCAAATATGAGTACTGCTTTATCCTTTATTGACTCGTCAATTTTTTTGAAATCACTACCTGCAACTGCAATTGAGTTAGGTAGGAATAAACTATCTATGGGCCCTTCAGTCACATAAATTGTTTTAGTTCTTTCCACTTTATTAAGATTAAAGATGAGTGGCAAATCATCTCTGAATCTCATAGTTAAGTATCTAAGTGGTGAGTCGTTAATTGCTCTTCCACTGATTCCTATGAGTTCACCATCCTCACTGAAGAATGGTAATACAATTCTTGGGTCGTTTCCAAGAACTCGGTCTTTGTATTTAGAAGACAACATACTTAAAGATTGTGGGTGTTCTGTATACCATAAATCTTTGAAATGTACTTCAGAAATCATTCTGTCTTCTAGATATTTCCTTGCAACTGCAACTTCATTGCATGGTCTCATTAATATTTTTAGGTTTTCAATAGACATAATATCTTTTGTATTTATCTCTGTCTTCGGTGTAAATTTAAAAGTGTTTGCAGATGGCATCTTATGGCCACTTGCATGATTCTTAGGTTTACGACCACTTTCCTTCAACCACTCTTTTATGTATTCTTTATGAATAACTGGAAAGTGGTCTTTGATAAAGTTTACTGATGATGTGGATTTACCACAATTATGACATTTGTAGATATAACTCTGCTCGACTGCAAAGTGGTATCCACGTGCTTTATAGGTGTTTTTTGATGAGTCTCCACAATAGAGACAACGGTGATTAAGGGTAGTATCTCCCTTCCATTTTGCCATATCCAACGAGGACACGACCATACTCAAGTATTTTCGTTCTAACCATAACATTAGTACCATTATACATGATACTAATGTTATTTACAAGGTGTTTTTACTTATACTTCAGCGTCAATTATTGCTTGAACAGCATCTAATGCATTTTGGTGGTCTACCATTGATGAATCATAATTAACTTTTGCACCATGGTCATCTGCAAGTTCATCATAATCATCAGGCCTTACTGGTGGATTATCAGTTAGATGTTGTTTAATTTCTGCTGGTGTTAAAGTACTTGTTACTTCTTCTCCTGACATTTTTTTCTCCTAAATTTAGAATTGTTGTTAACTATTTATTTATCTGTTTCAACTGTTTGTACCCTCTTTTTTGGTACTTGTAAAACATATCTTTGTTCAATTACTGGTGGTTTTTTCTCCTCAATAATCTCTTTCTGCTTTGTCATCATTGCAAGTGATGACACTAGTAATAACACTGCAAGTGGGTCAAACACAAAGATTAACATGAAAATGACCCATCTAACTGCGTTGTCAAGGTACTTGACACTGTCTTCCTGTCCGTATATTATCTCTGCAATATACTTGATTGGGCCCACTTCTCTTTCTAAGTTAAGTATGACCTGTTCTGAATCAAACTTATCTAACTTCAGTTTATCTATTGTATCATAAGATTGGTCAATCAACAAGTTGAATTCATCAGTTTTTTTGATTAGGTCATCTACATCTCCCGTGGATGACTGTTGTAAACTCTTAATCTCTAAGTTTGCAGTGTCAATAGTGTCTTGTGCGTTCTGTCTATACTTGTCTATATTACTCTGTTGTTCTGCAATGTCATCTCTTATCTGCTCTCTCTGACTCTTTTGTTGTTCGAATAGTGTATTTGCTTGTGCAACATAGTCAATGGTTTCTGTCTCTGCACCTTGAAACACTCCACCCTCATCAGTAGTGATGACCTCAACTCCTTTGTTCCTTAGTTCGTTGACTGCAGTGTCAAGTGTTGTAAGTTGACCTCTAAGACTCTCTATCTGACCCTTTGCATAGTCTATGTCTCCTTGTACCCTATCCCATGCACCATCTCTTATCTCTTCCTGTTGTTCTATAGATGCACTGACATCTATCTTAGAACCACCCAGTGATGATATTCTATCTTCATAGGTTGTTATCTTATTCTGTTCTCTGACTATCTGATTATCAATACGAGTCACTACTGATTGTGCTTGTGCAGTATCACCTGTTTGTTCTGAATGTGCTTTGGATAAGTAACCGAAAATGCCCAATGAAGTAATCAACATTAACACTATAACACTAAACACTAGGTAATACTTAAAGTAGTTGAGTTTTTCCCAAAAGAGATGTAGGTAAGCAGCACTGACAATCTTACCGAACTCTAATGCACCTGCCATGATGACGATACCCATGAATGCACCAGCAAATATGGTTGCAAGTCCCAATACAGAAAAGTATGCGGCAATCGATGCGATTCCTATAGATGTGACTAGTGCCAAGTAATTCAAATATTTCATAATGTTAAAATCTTTTTAATAACGGGTCATTCTTTTTTTTCTTTTTTCTTATATGTCCAACTGAAGTGTCTGTTGCAGTTGATACACCTGTTGCATTCATAGGTGCATCTTCAGTTAATTTATCTGTCTTAAAAAACTCTACAAGTTTATCTGCAATTTCATATGCAACAAACTTATCTGAAGGATAATGTACTCCTGCATTTATTCGTCCCTCTGCACTCATATCAGCTGCTTTGAGAAGGTGTTTCTTTTGTGCAGGGTACTTCTCTCCGTAATAATGTGCAACCATTCGTGCTTGTAGGGCATGGTTAGATGGATAGGAAGGAGAACCCGTTGTCTCATACTTCTCATAAGTAAACTTATCCATCCCCAGTGCTTCTGCAAGTTGATGTGGTCTAGGTCTATTAAATTTGTTTTTGTAATATCTACCAATATGTTTAGCAGCATCTGTAATCTTTTCTATATCTTTTACATCATACTCTAAGTCCTGTCCATCCAAAAATTCTCTGATGTAATATGTGGTGGATTCATTAGTGTTTATGTAAACTCTTTTGTCGAAATCTGATAACATCTCTCGTCTATCAATTATCTCGTTAAGTTCTGATACAGATTGTCTTGAACTATTTTTAGGTGGTAAAGGGACTTCCATGTCCATCCATCCATCATCAAAAAGTTTATCAGAACCTTTCTTATTAAATTGTTTAGGTGGAGTCTTTGAGTATATCAAAGAATCAACATTAAGTACTGCTTCAATAAACATCATCTGCAGTCACCAATACTCTGTCTTCTCCAATAAAACCAATATAACATGTTATTCCAAACACCTTACTATGTTCTTGTAGGATAGACACTTGTGTTTTTTCGGGATAGATAGTGTCATTCTGTTCTTTCAATTGTCTTCTCAAACGATAAGTATGATTGACCTCAATATCTCCCACTTCCATTGCTTCTGTTAACATCTCTGTTATCAGTAAGTCTTCGTTTTTTAAGTGATGGTAGAACTTTTCACATAGTTCTTCCATTTGGTCTTCTTTTAATTGAGTGTGTTCTTTAAGTAAAAGAAGTGCAACAGCATAAGATGCAAATGCAGTTTTACCGAATGGGATTTTAGTAATGATTCTTTTAAGGTTGAAGACTAACCTATGGAGTAAATCAAATGAATCTTTCTCTTCTGAAGTTTCAACTGATTTGTCTTTGATGCGATTTCCATTTCTATCAATGATTCCTAGTTTAAATGCTTTAAAGTTCTCCCATTTTGTAGTAAGGAGTTTAAGGATTCTAAAAACTATTAATGTGTCTACTATTCTTGGCATACAACTATTTAGGTGTTTTAAAAGGTGAATGGTGCTGGATAGAGGTTATGCTCCCCTTACTAATGATTACAAGTCAATTGTTATACTGATTTAACTAATCCAGCTTTATAATTCTCTTAATCTCCTTGCAAGTGCATCATCAACGGGAATCTCAACTTCAAAATTCTCCTCAACATATCCTAAGTATAACAACATTGTCTTTATTGATGCCCAATATTTATCGTCTTTAATCTTAAATCTCAACATTCTCATAGATGCATCGTATCCGAACACATTGAATATAGTGATGGTGTGATTTAACATAAGACGCTCTCTCATTTCTCCACTCTCATGGTATCTATGAAGTAATCGTTTTAAGTATCGGAATCTACGAAGGTCTTCTTGGAAGTCCTCAACACTCTCACATTGAGGGTCATCGTAATGATGTAATGCATATGCATTAAAATTTTTTGCTGTTATTTTATCAAATAAACCCATAATGTATTAAGATGTTGTTAAGTCCACCATATATTTAGTGGACTCAACTAAAAGGTTTTAAACTAAAGAACCGTAAACTTTGAAACTACCTGTTTCTAATTTTTCTACTTTTAATGAAAGTGTATAACCTTCTGCATTTGTTTCGAACTCATCAAATGGTGTATCAACTGACTTACCGAAAGCATCCATTCTTTTGTAAGAAACAGAATGATTACCACTTGTAGTAAAGTCGACATCTTCATCCATAGTTTCTTTGAACAGACCTAACTGATTAAGTTTTGCATCCATTTGATTGACTGCAGCTTCTACAGTCATGTATTCTGATGATGCAGTATGTCCTAAGATTGCATTAATCTTTGCTTTTACTGATTCATCTGAAAGGTCATAAGGTGCATGTTCAGATGATAATCCTGAACTCTCATTCAGGAAGTTTTTAAATGTTTTCATAATTTATCCTTTATTAACTATCTGCTAATACTGTATCGTCATCGATATCAGGTGTAGCAACATCTGAATCGTCATCAAAGTCTGCAACGTCAGCTCCCATTGAACCTGAAGACATTGCAACCAATGTTTCCCATTGAGTTCTAGAACCGACTACTTTTCTTTGTACCCATCCTTCTGATTTAACTCCTGCATTAGCACCAACTTCAGCGGTGTCTGCACCGTATGTGTTTGCTTTATCAGCAGTGTTAAGATATTTTGGTTTAGACGCTTCGTTGTCTAATAATCCCCATAGTGCCATTTTTTTCTCCTATTTTGAAACTCTTAATATTGTATCAAAAGTCTTTTTAAAAGACTTAGTGTCTTTTTGTAATAACTGTATGTATTTAGTTCTTAATGCTGGTTTAACCTTCATTAATGTGTTATAAACTTTTGCAGCATCATCTGCTTTGACTTTATTTTTCTTGTTGTCGTCTGTTGAGACTTCACCATCTTTAGTCAAATCTCTAAAGTTTCCTAACTGAACTAATATATTCTTATCTGCCCATGATTGAGTACCACTTGCACCCTTCATCTCTAGAGCATTCAATGCATTTTGCATCACTTCATCTTCCGATGCTTCCGAATACTTACCACCTGCCATAGTAGAGATTTTCTCTAACTTTGCACGAAGGTCTTTTTCAGTTTTAGACTGTTGGACTGCACGAGCAATTTTCTTATTTCCTGCATCTGACATCATTCCAAAATCACCGATTTTCTCCATGATTTTGTTAATCTCTTTTGCAGCAGTTTTAGAGTATCCGAGTTTCTTTATCTTTTCTCTAAAAACTTTAAGTCTGGCATCCATTTTATCCATGCCGTTTACTCTCCAAATATTGCGTATGACAATATTGAGTCTTGCATAATTATCTCTGCCATCTCTTCTCTAAACATTGTGTCACCTTGAAAGTCCTTTACAAACTTTTCATGCATTCTGTTTGTTAATACGATGTTCTCTTCATAACCCATAACTTCACACTTCTTTAAGTGTCCTTGTATAAGTTTACCATATTTTTGTGAATCGGGAAATTCTTTCTCCGTCTTCATTAATTTATCTAGGTCTTTTAAAATCTTATTCAACTTAGGTGACTTATAGATAAAAGGTTTCTCATTACCATGCTTGTCTATAAGAGCATCTACTTGTTTGTAGTAGTCTCTACTTGCTTCTCCAAGTAGATTTTGTCTGACTGATTCTATTAGATTTCTCATGTTAATTACTTAATCTTAACAAACTTTTTAGATGGAGTTGCACCTTCGTCAACTTCTTTATCTTCTTCCTTTTCTTTCTTTTTGTCTATTGCTTTTTTTAATGCAGGTGGAAGTTCTCCTTCTTTTACAGATTCTTTCTTACCATCTTCACCTTTCTCATCTGATGAATTGTAGTTTTTATCTATGTAATCAAAAAACTCTTTCTTTTTTGCATCATCAAGTTCTGCTGGTGATGTGACACCAAACTTCTTTAATGCACTGTCAAAGAACTTTTTGTATTCTGCAGAGTTCTCCACAACTTTTCTAGATGCTTCTAATAATGCATCTGTTAAACCTAATTTATGTCCTGTAAAACTCATTGTTGTAATTCTCCTTTATCGAAATAATCAAATAACTTTTCTTTGTTATCTTCGTTTAGTTCCATAGACTTTGCAAGTCTACCTAACATATTTTTTTCTGTAAGTTTCTCAATAGATTTTTCTACTGAAAGTTTTTCCTCTTTAACTTCATCTTTAAGAGGTTTAACACCTGCATCTTTAAACATTTTCATTAATGCATTGTTTGTTGCAAGTTTGATTTTTGAATCTTTACCTAGTGCCTTTACAGTTTTCATAAACCCATCAGGATTTTGTTTTTGCATTGCTTGAACTACTTTAACACCAGTCATGTTTAACATTTTTGCAACACCATAACCTGCATCTTTATCACCTTTTAGGTTGAATAATTGGTCAATCATTCCACCAGCAGATGCTTCTAGAATTAACCCCTCTTCAACTACTTCTTCTGTAGTTTCAAGAAGACGAAGTTCTGACTCAATTTCCTCGTTGATGATTTCGTCTGCAGTTTTTTCTAAAGACCCTTCTTTTCTTGGAATGTGTCCACGAACTTCTGCAAGTTTCTGTTGCCAATTTTCTGATTTGTAACTCATGTTATTATTTATGTAATTTGTATCCTAACCACTAAATTATCTTCACCCTTTATTAACCTATGGTAGGTCATTTTGGGGATGAAATGGTCTTCTCCAATATTTAATTCTAAAGGAAGTTCATCATCATGTTGCAACTTCCAACCTCTTCCCGATAAAACATGGACTTTACGAGATTCTCTATCTCTATGCCAGACCAGTTCATCTTCTTCTAAGGAATCTTCAAAAGTTCTTATAACAAACTTTGTTCCTGTTCCGTGTTGTTCTACAACTTCTTCGTATGGTTTAGTCATCTAAGCCTGGATGAAAGTTATCATCCTTTTGATTATAACCATAGAAGGAACCTTCCTTCTCAACTTTTATTATCCCATGAACCCAGTTATCTGCTACATCTTCTGCATATGATTCTGAGTGATTATGTACTGCTCTAGTCTCTATTAAGGTGTCACCAGTGAATAGGTCTACTTCCCATCCCTGTTCTGTCTTAAAGACCTCTGCATACTTACCATCCATTGCATAAGTGTGATATAATTCTTTCATAATGTAATCTCCTATACAGGTATTTAGTCTACCAAAAAAATGACCCACCACCACTCAATCCAAGTTGTTTTGCATAATATGGTAATCTACATGCCCAATATCCTGCTTGTGTTTTGTCATTTTTAGTATCACACTTGTGTCTTGCAACAAATGATTTTCGTGCTTCGGGGTTGTCTAACTTGACTTTAAGACCTGTAGTATCTCCCCATGATACCTTTTTGATTTTATCCCCGTCTTTGACATAGACATAGTATTTTTTACTACCACCTACTTTAGGTTTATTGAGTTCGGGTTGTTTCTCTTCTTTTTCTTCCATCATAGGACAATCGAGAGGGACTAGATTGCCCTCGTATACTTCGAATTGACCTAGGTCTGTCTCTAAGATTTGTTTGTCGACCTCTGTAAGTGTATATCTACCTTCACTTAGTCTTTTACGTGCTTCTTCTATGACTTTAAAATACATCATAGAACCTAATCTAAACGGGTTGTCTAGTAGGTTAGTTCCATTTTCTTGGAGTGTATCAAGTGTCTCGTTGATTGCGAGTTCATGAAATGT